ATCCAGTACTGCGATATGCAAGCGGAGATAAAAGAGTTAAGGAGACTCATAAAAATGACGGAGGAGCGATTAGAGAAGATTGAGAAAGAAGGAGCGGTGAGCGATGTAGTAAGCGGAGGAATGGGAGGAATACAGCATTTTACGGTTGAAGGTTTTCCGATTCCGGGGTATACTAAAGCAAAGAATTTGCTCATATCGAGAAAACAACGCCTAAAGATGAAAGAGGAAGAACTTCTCGAACTTACCAATCAGGCAGAAGAATACATAGAATCTATCGAAAAAAGCGAACTTCGCATCATGTTCCGACTTTATTATATCGAGGGACTGACTTGGACGAAAGTGGCTACCAGAATGAATTCTCTTTTCCCAAAAAGAAAAGTAGCATACACAGAAGAGAATTGTAGAAAAAGAAATTTTAGATTTTTTGAAGAAAATTCAAAAATGTCCCCCAATGTCCCATCAGAGTATGATAAAGTGTAAAATGAAATAAAAAGGCATAGACGCCTTGATTATTTCTCCGTAAAACTTTCTTGAGATACATCCTACAGAAATGTGGGGTGTATTTTTATTATATAAAAAATCGTAGTAGTATGGAAATTTATCGATATATATTGTAAAATAAAGAAAAATGTTTTACGGAGGAGAAACAATGAAAAGGAATACAGTGGCTTTTTTGAATATGAAAGGTGGAGTATGTAAAACATCGTTGTGTAAGGAAATAGCCTTATACTTATCAGAAGTATATCAGAAGAAAATACTCGTGATAGATATAGATCCACAATCTAATTGTACTCAGTCATTTTTCGAGCGATATAAAATTTTTAGTGGAGAGCTAATTACTGATACATCAAATATTCAGTCGATTCAAAAAATTTTTTCTCCGAGCATAGGAAGATTGGAGAAACCATCACTTGATGAAATAATTCTACAGCTTTCCGATAATTTACATATTGTTCCGGGTGAATTAGAAACAATCTTTATGGAAAGAGAAACTGCAAGCGGAGTCGCCGAGCAAAAATTACGTAATTTCATAGAGGATAATCAGCTGCAAGAGAGCTATGATTATATTTTGATAGATTGTCCACCAACATATTCATTCTATACTATAACAGCTTTATTGGCTACAGATTTATATTTAGTACCAGTAACACCAGATGCATATTCATTATTAGGAGTTAATCTTTTACAAGAGGTCATCATTCATTTAAAAGATAATTATAAGTCTAGTTTTCGAGAGAAACCTTTAGACAATCTAGGAATTATTTTTACTAAAATAACTAAAAGACCAAGAACTGGCATAAAAAATAATATGAGACAAATTAAAGAGGCTTATGCTGATCAAAATATGCCGTTTTTTGAAAATTCATATTTAAAAGCAGATAAAATTGCTACGGCCAAATTGTCCACATTTATCTTGGATAGAAAAGATGAAGCTTTAAAAGAGAACATGAAAAAGATATGTGAAGAATTCATAAGCAAAGTGGGGGAATATAATGAATAGAGAAATCTGGACAAAGAAAATAAGGTATATTAAAAATTTAAAAGACGAAGAATTGATTAGAATGGAGAGCTATTCGTTGATTGTTAGCTTTATGCTTTCAAAAGATGCATTTAAATTTAATGTTGATTTGAAACGATTTATAGAAAAATTAGGAATTGAATGTAAACCATATTTACTAAAAAGCAGAACAGCAATATTGGGAAGAACTATAAGAGTATTAGAAAAGGCAGAAAAGCGGCAACTATTAAAATATGTCAGTGTTATAAGTGAAGAAATTGATAGTTTGCCAGAAACTCAGAAGCCAGAAACAGTAAATAAGAAAAATGAGAAGAACTATATGAAAGAAGTGCTTAAATTATATGGAAGAAAGGGAAACCAGTGAGTGAGTATTTAAAATTTATGGAAAAATATTTTCCATATTCTTCGAAAATTCCAAATGAAGATAAAATATATCAGCTTGTATGTGAAAATAATTTAATGGTAGGAATTATTCTTTCGAACATGGATGCAAGTAGATTTTATCTGAATGAAGAAAAATTAATATTTTATCGTAGATACAGAGATGGCGTTAATAAAATATTAATTTATATTCCCCTAAATGATGAAATTGGAATCTATGCTTGTATGAGATATTCAATAGAACAACTTTTGAAATTTATTTATTCAATTTATTTTGAAAAGAATATTGCTGATATCAGCAGAACGAGTTATAGATACATTAAAGAAGATATAAAAAGGAATGGAAATATTGATACAGATATAAAAGAATGTTTATTAAAATTATATACATATTATGCCAACTATTCAAATGATCTTCATGACAAAGAGGTAACCTGTAATAAAGAATTGGATTTTTTGGGAAATATAATTCAATCGGAAAATGAGTTCGCTGACGGGATAGAAAAAGATTTAAGAAATATACTCATTCTTTCTTATAAAATAATGTGTCATGTGTTTGATATAAAGTATAATTTATTGAATGTATCAGAAAGATCATCCCTTGAAAGTTTGAAGTCAAAAGGGGGAAAAAGGAAAATTTATAGTATTTTAAAAAGAGATGATATTACAGAGTGAGATAATATAGTAATTCAAGACCACACAAAATGTGCGGTCTTTTTCTTATCCCCTTAGCTCAGTGGTAGAGTAATGTCCCAGGTTCGATTCCTGGAGGGGATATTTCCAAAACAAAAACGAATGAGAGGTGGTGATGATGGCAAGGGCGAGAGACCCGAATAGAGATAAAGCTTTTGAGATTTATAAAAAGTATAAAGGAAATATAGATTTAGTAGAAATTGCAAATCAACTAAAAATTTCTTCGGGGACAGTCAGAGGATGGAAATCAAAAGATAAATGGACAGAAAAAATGAATGGAACGTTCCAAACAAATACGGAACGTTCCATTCAGAAAAAGAATAAAAAAAAGAAAGTTGTTGTTGAAGAAGTTGATAAGGTCATGAAAAATGATGAATTGACTGATAAGCAGCGACTTTTTTGCATCTACTATGTGAAGTGTTTTAATGCAACAAAGGCATATCAAAAAGCATATGAATGTAGCTATGAAACAGCCATGGTAGAAGGAAGTAAGTGCCTAAGAAAGCCTAAGGTAAAAGAAGAAATATGCAAGCTCAAACAAAATCGACTAAATCAAGAGTTTTTATCGGAAGAGGACATTTTTCAGAAATATATGGACATCGCTTTTTCCGACATCACAGACTATGTCTCGTTTAAAACGGAAGAAGTTCCAGTCATGTCAATGAAGGGACCTGTGGAGATAAAAAATCAAAAAACAGGGCAGACGGAGATTTTAAAAGAAAAAGCAAGTGTTGTAAGACTCAAAGATTCTACGACGGTAGACGGAACAATCGTGTCAGAAATCAGGCAGGGGAAAGACGGGGTCAGCATTAAACTTGCTGACCGCATGAAAGCTCTGCAATGGCTGTCAGATCATATGGATCTTGCAACAGAAGAACAGAAAGCAAGAATAGGAGTATTGAAAGCAAAGGCTAAAGTTGATGATCAGATATCTGTAGAGGATAAGGTGGCTAAGCTATTCGAAGCGATAGGCGGTGAGCTAGATGCTGAATCTGAATAATATTTATACGCAGAAGCAGATAGATATACTGAAAGCCTGCCAGAATACAGATTGGTTTATGCTGATCAATCATGGGGCGAAGCGTAGCGGTAAGACACAGCTAGACAATGATATATTCTTGCAGGAACTCATGAGGGTTCGGGGAATAGCAAATAAACTTGGGATAGATACTCCACAATACATTCTTGCAGGATATTCTTTTTCGAATATCCAGAAGAACATCCTCATAGAACTGTCCAATAAATATGGGTTTGAATTTAAGTTTGATAAATACAATAACTTCACATTATTTGGTGTAAGGATTGTACAGACTTCTCATGGTTCAATATCTGGCTTGGGACGAATCCGAGGCATGACAGCTTTCGGAGCTTATATCAATGAGGCATCACTTGCAAATCAGGAAGTATTTGACGAGATTAAAGCAAGATGTAGCGGACCAGGAGCAAGAATTATTGCCGATACTAACCCAGACCATCCGGAACATTGGCTACTAAAAGACTACATCCAGTCAGAAGCGGCTGGGATTATGAGCTTTCATTTCCGATTAGATGATAATACGTTCTTGGATGAAAGATATGTGCAGCAGATCAAAGAAACAACCCCCAAAGGGATGTTTTATGATAGAGGTATTAATGGATTATGGGTATCGGGAGAAGGAGTTGTTTATCCGGAATTTGATAGAAATGTCCATGTAATCACGAGAGAACAGGCAAACAAGATAATATTTGACCGGTATTTTGCTGGTGTGGACTGGGGCTGGGAGCATTATGGAGCAATTGTTGTAATCGGAGTAAAAGGTGATGAGTATTACATCATAGAAGAATATGCAGCACAGCATAAATATATAGGTGAATGGATAAAGAGAGCAAAGGATGTTATCAGAAGATATGGTAACATCCCTTTTTATTGTGACCCGGCCAGAACGGAGCATATATCAGCTTTTCAGAAAGCGGGAATATCCGCATATCTGGCAAACAACAGAGTATTGTCAGGAATTGAAGCGGTCGCAACGCTTATGACGACAAAAAAATTCTTTATTGTTTATGATGAATGTCCGAGATTCCGGGAAGAGATTTATAAGTACGTGTGGAAAAAGAACACAGGAGAACCATTAAAAGAGAATGACGATGTTCTTTGTGCAATCCGATACGGCATTTACTCCGATATGACAGTAAGAGAGATAGAAACTCCACAAAAACAGATACAGAACGCAAAGAGATTGAGAGGTATGTTGCGATGAGCGAGGAAACATTACATGTAAATGAATTTGAGAAAGATACAAAACCGGTGTATCGTTCTGAAAGAAATTTACAACAGAGATATGGGCCGGAAGCCAACTTCTCGTATCGCGCTCATAGTGCGGAAGAGATTTTGAGTGATAAAGCATTATTAAGAGAAATGATAATGAATCATCATGAAGTGCAGTGTCCAAGACTTGCGGCATTAGATGATTATATCAAAGCCAGAAATCCAACGATTTATAATGCGGAGCGGCGAAGGACAGAAAAAGAAAAGGCAGATTACAGAGTGGCTCACAATTTTGCTAAGATTATCAATGTATTTGACGTAGGATACAACACCGGGGTTCCAATAAAGAAGGTCAGCGAAGATGATAAGATTAACGAGATGATAAAAGAATATGACCGGGTAAATGATGTTGAAGCACTGGATGCGGAGCTGTGGAGAGATTTCCGCAAGTATGGAAGGGCCTATGAACTACAGTATCGTAACCAGAATGATGAGGATAGGTCGGTGATCAGTAATGTGTTTGAGACGTTCGTATGTTATGGATTAGATGTAGAACGCACGCCTTTGTTTGCCGTAAGGTATCCGAAGTACAAGATCGGACAGGAGGAAAGAGTATCCATAACGGTCTATACAGATGCAGAGACCATTACATATAAACCGACCACTGTAAACATTCTCAATCTGGAAGAAGAAAGCAGAGAGCCACATTACTGGGGAGAGGTCCCCATCACAGAATATTCCCCAGATAGATATCGTCAAGGCGGCTATGAGGATGTCACCTCTTTAATAGATTTATATGATGCAGCGGAATCGGATTCTGCAAACTATATGAGTGATTTTAACGAGGCAACACTTGCAATCACAGGCGATCTTGACATGAACAGATATACTGTTCAGGACATGATTGATATGAAAAATGCGAATATGCTGCTTTTGAGTAATGGAATCAATCCGGACGGGAGTAAAACGCAGACAGATGCCAAGTACATCTATAAACAATATGACGTAACAGGAGCGGAAGCCTACAAGGAACGCTTACAGAAAGATATTCACAAGATATCCTTCGTGCCAGACCTTACGGATGAATCGTTTGCTGGAACACAGTCAGGAGAAGCGATGAAGTACAAACTCTTTGGCTTCCAGCAAGTATGTAAAACGAGCCAGAGAGGGTTCAAAAAAGGATTGATGCGCCGCTATCGCCTGCTTCTTAATATCAAGAATTTTGTACAAGAAGCGGATAATGCAGACTTAGGAGAATTGCAGATTGTCTTTACCCCAAATCTCCCAAAAGCTATTCTGGAAGAATTGAAAGCTTTAGCGGATGCCGGAGCACAGTTTAGCCAGGAAACTTTACTGGGACTTGCCTCTTTTATCGAAGATGCACAGACAGAAATGGAAAAAGTAAAACAGGAGGAAGAGGAAAACAAAACGGATCTAGTATTGAATCAAATGTTTTCTCCGGTACAGAGCAGTGCAGAGGAAGAGGTGAGAACGGATGAAGGAGAATCCTAGTCGCTCGTATTGGAAGGAACGAGAGGAACAGGCAAGAAAGGAACGTGCGAAACGGGAAAAAGGATATCAGGAAGAAATCAAAGAGATATATGAAGATATGCTCGATGATGTACAAAAGGAAATAGATTCATTCTATGCAAAGTATGCAAAAAAAGAAGGAATCTCTATAGGAGAGGCAAAAAAGAGAGCTTCTAAACTTGATATTGAAGAATATGCTCGCAAAGCCAAGAAGTATGTAAAGTCAAAAGACTTCTCAAAAGAAGCGAATGAGGATATGCGGCTTTATAATATGACAATGAAAGTCAATCGCTTAGAACTTCTGAAAGCAAAGATTGCTTTAGAACTTACAGGAGACTTTGATAAGCTTCGGGATTACTACGATGAGGTACTTACTGATGAAAGCATGAAAGAGTTTGAACGGCTTGCCGGCATTCTTGGTAAGACAATTACAAAAGCAGACACAGTAAAGAGAGTGAAAGCAATCGTAGGAGCATCCTTCCACAATGCAACCTTTTCGGAACGTATCTGGGGACAGAAAGAACTATTAAAACTTGAGGTAGAGAAACATCTTCGTACAGCTCTAATACAAGGGAAAGGTTCAAGGGAACTTGCCAGAAGACTCAGAAAAGTATTTGGAGTATCTCAGTATAATGCAGAGAGATTAATGACTACGGAGCTTCGAAGAGCACAGACAGAAGTTGCAAAACAATCTTATGAGAAGAATGGCAATGAAAAGTATGAGTATATGGCAACGGGACCGCATCCATGTAAGATCTGCAAAGGATTAGATGGGAAGATATTTAATGTATCGGATATGATGCCGGGAGAAAATGCCCCACCTATGCATCCTCAGTGTCATTGTACTACTGGTCCAGCTCATGATATGGAAGATTATCATGCATGGCTAGATTGGCTTGATAAAGGTGGAACCACGGAAGAATGGGAAAATGCAGGATATCCTATAGGATGGAAAAACGAGTGATTTTATCTGACTTCCATTATCAATACTTGTAAGTTTTGATAATGGACAGATAGCAACGAAATATAGAGCGGACAGCTTTATCAAAACTTATTATCAAAAATAATGCCATCAATCATTGCGATTGGTGGCATTTTTATACTTATTTTTAAGAAAAGGAAGGTAAGAGAACATGAAAAAGTATGTTGGAACAAAAGTAATTGAAGCAAAACCAATGACAAGAGGAGATTACAATAATTACAGAGGTTGGCAGATTCCAGCGGACGAAAATCCGGAAGATAAAGGCTATCTGGTAAAATACCCAGATGGTTATGAGAGCTGGTCTCCTGCAGGAGTGTTTGAAGCGGCTTACAGAGAATATGATGAGGATAAGCTTCCAGCAACTGCAGTGGGTATGATGAGCGAAGATTATAAGGAACGTTTTAAAGCAGAATATAAGCAGTTAGAGATTCGCTTTGACGGATTAAGAAAAATGCTTAAGAAATGGGATGAGGGAACGCTTGCCTTTGAACCTACTTGCCCACGCAGCACTTACAATATGCAGCTTAAAGCTATGGCAGATTATATGGCGGTACTTGAAGCGAGAGCAGTAATGGAAAATATAGACTTAATGGTTTAATTGCGCCGGCGCAAGAAAGGAAAAACGATGAAAAAGAAGATTTTATTAGTAGTGATGGCGACAGTATTAGCACTGGGAGTTCTTACCGGATGTTCGGAATCTTACAAAGTATCACAGAATGTATCCCAAGAAGCTGACAATTTTAACGTAACAAGAAAGCTGACAGTGATTAATGCCAGAACTGACACTGTATTGCTTGAACTTACTGGAACATTTGCTTTGCAGAATAATAATGATAACGAGCTTGAAGTTATCATCGAAACAGCAGAGGGAAAGTATAAGAAAGATTTAGTTTATCTGAATGATTATACAATGTATGTCGTTGAAGATGTTTCGGGAGCGAATGTGGATAAGTATCACTATGAAATTAACTTCTTACCAGAGTGGGGAGCCAAGATAACTCATAAAAATTAGGAGGTGATCCAGATTATCTCCCACCGGCGGGGAATGACCGGAAAGAAAGGAGGACTTCTTTTGATTGAAGTAAGCGTTCGAAAAGATGAAGTCAAAGTTAGTGGACATGCTGACTTTGCAAAAAAAGGGGAAGATATTATATGTGCAGCGGTATCGATTCTCACACAGAACTTAGTTAATTCTATTCAGAATTTGACACAGGACAAGATTGCTTGTGTAATAGAGTCAGGAAAAGTAATCATAAATTTAGATTTTGAGAATCTATCAGAACAAACAAAAACTCTGATAGATTCTTTTTTTCTTGGCATTTGCAGTATAGCAAATGAATTTCCAAACAATGTAAAAGTTATGTAACTATTATTTGTCCGAAATGACATTAAACTACCCAGAGTGACGGTTCGGACTTAGTACGGAGCGGTACAGAAAGGAGCAATATGAGTAAATATAAATTAGATTTACAGTTATTCGCAGAAGGAGACGGCAGCGGCGCAGGAGACGGTAGCGGAGCCGGAGCGGAAGGAACAAACGGAAACAACCAGGGCGGCGAAGGGAGTAAAGAAACTGTCAGCTTCGATGATTTTTTAGCACAAGAAGGGAATCGTGCAGAATTTGACCGTAGAACACAGAAGGCGATCCAGAAAGCAGTAGCAAATGCACAGGCAAAGTGGAAGGCACTGACGGATGATAAGCTCTCAGAAGCAGAAAAGCTTGCACAGATGACCGAATCGGAAAAAGCAGAGTATCTTCGCAATAAAGAGAGAAGAGAATTTGAAGAAGAAAAGGCGAAATTTGAGCAGGAAAAGCTTCTTGTAGAAGTTCAGAAAGAGCTTCAGGAGAAATCTCTCCCGTTAGGATTTGCAGAATCTTTAGCAACCATTATGGATGCAGAGAAGATTAAGACAGCGATCACAGATATTAAAAAGGTTTGGGATGCAGAAATCTCTGAGGCAATCAAAGCTAAGGCAAGGCAGACTCCTCCACATGACGGCGGAGGAACTCATGCCGGAGGCAGAAGCAGAAATGCAAGTATTGCCGAAATGGCCAAACAGAGCAGAATCATTAAATAAAAGAAAGGGTAGGAAAAATGCATAAAACAAAATTAGATTTACAGTTATTTGCTTCGGAATTTAATCCGGATAATGTAACAATGTATGAGAAAAAGGATGGAACAATCCCGGAAAAATACAATACGCTTATTTTAAAAGATGTTATGGAAAACAGTAAGGTCATGCAGCTTGCAAAGTATGAAGAAATGGATGGCAAAGAAAAGAAATTTGAATACTTTGCAAAAGGACCGGGTGCTTACTGGGTAGGTGAAGGTGAAAAGATCAAGACATCGAAGGCACAGTGGTTGAATATTAAGATGGTTGCAAAAAAACTTGGTGTAATCATCCCTTGTTCAAGAGAATATCTCCACTATAAGATGTCCGATTTTTTCGAAGTTATGAAACCGAAGATTGCAGAAGCATTCTATAAGAAGTTTGATGCAGCGGCAATCTTAAATTCAGAAAATCCGTTTCCACAGTCGGTAGATGGTTCTGTTGAAAAAGCAGGAAACACAATCAATGGAGAGCTGACCTATGACAATATCCTTGCCCTGGAAGACTTGCTGACAGACGAAGATTACGATGCAAATGCCTTTATCTCTACAAAACGAAATAGAAGCACTTTAAGAAATGCACATAAGATCGAGAACGGTGTTGTTATCGAATCAATCTACGATAGGGGAAATAATACCATTGACGGAATGCCGGTTGCAGACCTTAAGTCACTTGACAAAGGAACATTATATGCCGGTGATTTCGACTACATGTATTATGGAATCCCATTTGGCATGAGCTACAAGTTAGATGAATCCGCACAGCTTTCAACGCTGACCAATGCAGATGGAACACCGGTTAATCTGTTTGAGCAGGAGTTAGTAGCTTTAAGGGTAACAATGGATGTCGGTTTTATGATTGTAAAAGATGAAGCATTTGCGAAATTAACGGCTGGTTCCTTGAAACCGTTAAAAGTAACCAGTGCAGCAGGAACAAAAGCGGGAGATACGAAGGTTACCGTAACACCTGCAGTTACTGATAGCAATACATACAAGTATAAAGTTGGGGAAAACCTTGATATGCCAGTAAAAGGACAGAATGTGAAAGGCTGGGCTGTATGGGATGGCTCATCCGATATTACAGCAGAGGCAGGAAAAGAAATTGTCATTGTAGAGTGTGATTCTAATTACAAGACGGTCGGAGCCGGCAAAACAATGGTAACTGCGAAAGCATGAGGTGGGTAAGTGTATAAAGTAATTAAAGCATTTTCAGATTTAACAGATTTTAAAACGGTTAAAGAAGGAAAAATCTATCACAACTACTCTGTCGGAGATATTTTCCCCCGGCAGGGGAAAAAGGCGAATGAAAAAAGGATTAAAGAACTGCTAAGTTCCGAAAACGCACAGGGTGAACCTTTGATTGAGGCAATCCAGGAGAGTGATGATAAGTGACAGACATCGTTTTATTAAGTGATTTAAAAGAGATGTTAGGTCTTCCGGAAGAAGATAATACTCCTGATCGGAAACTGACATTAATTCTTGATGGGACAAAGAAGAGACTGAAATTCCTTCTCGGAGGTTTAGACCCTCCGGACGAGATGGATTACATCGTGTTAGATGTTTCGATTATCCGATATAACAAGCTTGGCTCCGAGGGGCTGTCTTCTCACAGCGTAGAAGGAGAAAGTCTCTCATGGTCCGACAATGATTTTTCAGGCTACATGGATGATATCAATGCCTATCTTGACGAGAAGAATAAGAATTCCAGAAAAGGAGGCTTTAAATTCTTATGAGATATGATACACAAATCTTTTTTCAGAAAAGTTCTCCTGGGGCATATGATGCCGAAACGGGAAATTATGAGGAAGTTAAGGTAAAGGAAGAGATGCGGTATGCTTCCGTCATGGATACAAAAGCAGAAATGCTTAAATTAGTCTATGGGAGCATAAAACAAGGAAGCCTTACGCTGCATATCCAGAATCATTACAAGAAAGAATTTGATTTTATCCGTATCGGAGAAAAGAGATATCAGGTTGATTATACAAGAAAGCTTCGGATCAAGCAGACATTTATTGTGTCGGAGGTGGCTTGATGTCAGGAATCAAAATGATAGGGCTGGATGAACTCCAGAGAAAGCTGAAAGCAAACTGCAATCTAAATGATGTTAGAAGAGTAGTTCAGGTCAACGGAGATGAACTGAATGGAAAAATGAAACGGAAGACAACGACAGCATTTACGAAAGGGTATACGACTGGTGATACGGCCAACAGCATCAATACAGAGATACGGGATGACGGGATGACAACAGCGGTAGGACCGACAACAGATTACTCGCCTTATGTAGAATACGGGACTCGGTTCATGCAGGCGGAACCGTTCGTAAAACCTAGTTGGGAAGAACAAAAAGAACTCTTTAAAAAAGACATGGATAAACTTGTGAAATGAGGTGAGAAGCATGGATCCACAGCAGGAATTGTTTTCATATTTACTGGCAGCATTAAAAGAGAAATATCCAGACATAGGGATTTATGATTCTTTCCTTCCGCCGGAGGGGACTCCGTATCCTTTTATCTATCTGGCTGACTCTCATCAGACGGATGACAGAAATAAAGATATATCGTTCGGAAATGTCTTTCAGACAATCCATGTCTGGCATAACAATCCACGTCAGAGAGGGACGGTATCAGGCCTTTTATTAGGAATCAAAGAACTCTGCTATAGATTAGAATCAACAAAGAATTTCGGCTGGGACCTCCGGAACGCAGATCAGAGGATTCTGGCAGATACAACGACAGCACAGCCTCTTTTACATGGGGTATTAGAAATAGAATTTAAGTTCAATTAGGAGGTTGAGAATGAGAAAGTTAGAATTACAGCTTTTTGGAAATGAAGCGGTTCAGGGCAAAAAGTTAGTGTACCTGTATCGTATTTTATCAGAAGCGGCAAAAGAAAACGGAGCAACGCTGGCATTTACTACAGAAAATGGACGAACTAAATCAAAGGATGCAGATTCCACCGCCACAAAGGATGGCTCTATTCGAACACCAGGTGCGGCAGAAGTGGAGATTACGGCTACTTCTATTTTGAAAAAAGGAGATGCCCTTATTGGAAAATTAGAAAAAGCCCTGGATGATGATGCACTTGTGGAAATATGGGAAGCAAATCTGATGGAACCAGCAAGTAGCGGCAGCAATAAATTTAAAGGAAAATATTTTCAGGGATATCTGACAGAAATTGAATATACAGCTAATGCGGATGAGTTTGTAGAAGTGTCCCTCACTTTCGGTATCAACGGAAATGGGGAAGATGGAGATGTCACTGTTACTGCAAGCCAGCAGGAGCAAGCTTACGCCTTTGTAGACACACCAAAAACAGGAGCATAAAAGGAGGAAATAATAGATGTTTGAATTAGAAATGAATGGACAGGTATATCAGTTTAACTTTGGAATGGGATTTTTAAGAGAGATCAATAAAACAACGACAGTACCAGTAAAGGATATTCCCGGTAAGGTAACAAATATGGGAATGCAGTATGCATTTGCAGAACTGCTGGATGGTAATGTCGAGACCTTGTGCGATGTTTTATATATCGCAAATAAGTCACAGAGTCCTCGCTTGACAAAGGCGGATATTGATACTTATATCGATGATGAGGGAACAAATATCGACGCTCTCTTTGATCAGGTGATTGATTTTTTAAAGAATACAAATGCTACGAAGAAAGAGACACAGACGGTCTTAAAGAGGGTGACAGAGGCACAGGAACAGGAGAAACAGAAGAATCAGGAGAAATAGAAACCTTCGAAGAGATATATGAATGGATTGCCCTGGAGTGTTTTCAATATCTTGGATTTAAAACATTTGAGGAAGTGGACAGGCTTACAATCCCGGAATGGAGATTATTAAGAAAGGCAATCAAATTAAAAGAAGAAGAAAAAGACTATAGAAATCATTTGCAGGCGTTCCTGAACTTTAAAACGAAAGCAAGAAAGAAATCAGGAAGACCTGTTTTTTCTACGTTTAAGAAGCTCTATGACCGTGAGGCGAGAATAAGAGAAATCATGAAAAAGGAAGAAAAAACAGATCGCTTTGCAAAGGTAAAACAGCTATTAAGAAGGGAGGAGTAGACAGATGGCGGAATCATACAGTGTAGAAGCGATACTTAGCGCAAGAGATGCAGGTTTTACGGCAGGGATGAAGGCGGCACAAAAGTCTACGGAATCCCTCGGTTCGATACTGAAAAAAGGAATCGGTTTTGGAGCTTTTGCGGCAGCGGGAGGCAAAGCAGTATCGGCAGTTACAAACAATTTGTCCGGCCTTGTTGCTGGAATGAATGAATCCAGTGCAACCTGGAAGACCTTTACGGGCAATATGACAATCGCAGGAAAGTCTACAAAGCAAATCACAAAGGTGCGAAAAAACTTACAAAAATTTGCCGAACAGACTATATACAGTTCTTCCGATATGGCTTCTACATATGCACAGCTTGCGGCGGTAGGAACAAAGAATACTACAAAACTGGTAAAAGGCTTTGGAGGACTCGCCTCTGCCGCCGAAGACCCACAGCAGGCGATGAAGACACTCTCGCAGCAGGCTACCCAGATGGCGGCAAAGCCGAAAGTGCAGTGGGAAGACTTTAAACTCATGGTTGAACAGACTCCTGCTGGCGTATCAGCGGTTGCGAAGACAATGGGAAAATCTACCCAGCAGATGATTAAAGATGTCCAGGATGGCAAAATAGCAACAGAAGACTTTTTCAATGCTGTAGCCAAGACGGGAACAAATAAGCAGTTTACGAAGATGGCAACAGAATATAAAACGGTTGGTCAGGCAATGGATGGACTGACAGAAACAGTCAGCAATAAGTTACAGCCAGCGTTTGATAGTGTTTCATCTGTAGGAATTAAGGCAGTTAGTGCAATTACAGACTCGCTTGATAAGATAGATGGAAAAAGTGTTGCAAAGAAAATTGGAAGTATTGGGAAAAACGCAGGAAAGTACTGGAAAGTATTAAGCTCAGACACAAAAGAAGCACGAAGTGCAATTGGTTCAGCAGTAAGCGCAATAGGAGGCAGTTTAGAAAAATTAAATGGGTCTTTTGGCTCTACTGAATCGGTATCAAATTTTAAAAGTGTAGTAGACGGAGCTACGTCTGGTGTTTCTAAATTTGCTGGATTTTGCGAAAAAAATTCAGATTCTATTGCAAAACTAATCACGGTACTTCCGAAAGTACTGATAGGCTATAAAGCATTTAAGGTTGTAAAGACACTTGCTCCCGGAGTAAGTAGTTTTTCAAAGGCCATATTATCTTTATTAGGAAAAGGCATTGGAGGATTAGCTGCAAAATTGTTTGGAGTTGCCGCAGGAGAAACAGCAGCAGGAAACTCGGCAAAAGTAAGCAATAAGGCGATGCTAACAATGGCAAAAAGTACAATGATGCTTGGTGTTGGAGTATTAACGATTGCCGCAGGCTTTGGAATACTGGCAGCATCCAGTATAGCACTTGCAAATTCTGGGGGAGCAGCAATAGGAGTAATGGTTGGAATGACAGGTGCTTTAGTGGCTCTTACTATCGGAGGAATGGCGGCAATGAAAGCCTTTTCACAAACTCCGAAAAGAGCGCAAGCGGGTGCAACAGCGTTGCTTGCATTGGGAACAGCGGTTGTTCTTGTTGCCGCAGGTCTAGCTATTATGGCAGCATCCAGTATAGCACTTGCAAATGCCGGGACACCAGCAATTGCTTGTATGGCTGGTATGGTTGTCGCAGTTGTGGCATTGGCGGCAGGTGCGGCGGCAGTTGGACCGGCCCTTACAGCTAGTTCGGTAGGATTAATAGCCTTTGGAGCGGCAGTTGTTCTTGTGGGAGCAGGGGCACTTTTGGCAGCAGCGGCGATTAAAGTCATTTCGACAACCCTCCCTACTTTATCAGAATATGGTACATCTGCAGCAGTGTCCATAGCGGCTTTAGGCGCAAGCATGGTAGCCTTTGGGGCAGGAGCTTTAGTAGCAGGAGCAGGATGCGTAGTGTTGGGGGCAGGTCTGGTTGTAGTTGGGGCAGGAGCAGTTGTAGCTGCTGCAGGAGTAATAGCACTTGGAGCTGGTGCCACCCTATTAGGAGCTGGCCTTGCTATATCTGCCGCATCGGTTACTGGTTTAGCAGGAACTCTTCCAGCACTTGGAGCTGGTGCTATAGCGTCAGCCGCAGGATTTACGGCACTTTCAGCTTCGGTATTAATGCTGACTCCGGCATTAATAGCATCCTCGGCTGGCCTTGTAGCAATAGCCGCCTCGGCAGCAGTTGGAGCAGGTGGGCTTACTATATTTGGTGGAGCGATGGTTGTTGCGAGTGGAGGGACTGTTATATTAGCGGGAACACTGAAGCTTGTGAACTCTAGTATGAAAACAATTGCCAGTAATGCAAAAAGTGCAGGAAAATCTTTAAAAGGTATGCAAAGTTCTGTTAAGACAACGAGCGCAGGGCTGGATGCTATTGGAAGTAAGGCAAAATCGGCAATGAGTAAGTTGATCAGTGCTTTTTCAAACGCTTCTGGGAAGGCAAAAAGTTCTGGACAAAAAGTTGGAACGGGATTTACACAAGGAATGCAGCCGGGGTTGAATAAAGCCCCTAATGTTGCATCCTCTACCGTATCAAAAGTAAATGCAAAGTTGCGTTCTGGCCGTTCTGGGGCACATGCTGCAGGTGCTTATATCAGCCAAGGTTTTGCACAAGGAATGAGTTCTTGTCTGGGACAGATTGAAGCAGCGGCATCCAGAATGGTAGCGGCAGCGGACAAAGCAATTCGGGCGAAAGCTAAGATTCATTCACCATCGAAAATGACAGAAAAAGATGGTAAATTCATGGGAAGTGGTTTCGCAAAAGGAATTAAAAAAAGTACTGGAAAAGTAAAGAAAGTAAGCGAGAAGCTTACCGAGGCAGCTCTACAAAAGAAAAAGACAAATGTATATGCAAAGGCTATAAAATCAAAAGTTTCCCCTGGAATCAAGGCAGGCTTAAAGAGCGTAAAGAAAAAAACAAAGAATCTTCTTGGTTCATCCAAAACGACTCTATTGAAAGCTAACCAGAATCGACAATATGAAGACATGGCAAGTAAGGCAATAGATAAGTATAAGACAACAATCAATAAAAAAGTTTCTTCTACAACGAAAAGTTTAAAGAAGAAAGTTGATGCAGTCACAAAGTCTTATCAGAAAAAGTATAAGAAAAATGCGAAGCTGAAAAAGGCATATACAAACGCAGGGAAAGGTTTAAAAGAGAAAATCACAAAAAAGATAAAGACACAGGGAAATGCGGCAATTAAAGCAGTAGATGCAACCCTTACAGCTCTTGGAAAGAAGTATCAGACAAAATATGATGCGATTGCAAGTGACCGTTCCAATTTCATTTCTAAGATGTCTGATTACGGAGATTTATTCAAATCAGATGATTACGGCTTTATCTCTCTTGTTGACTTTAAATCTCAGACAAACCAAATCAATGCTCTTGCAAAAAACATGGAACATTTAAAGAAAGTATTGCCTTACAACATGATGAAGGACATTCAGGCACTCGACACTGCACAGGGACTTAAGTATACGAATGAACTTCTCAAAAAAGGAGACACTTGGTTAAAACAATATGGTAAGGATTATACAAACTTTATAGCAACAGCGAAAAAAAATGCAAATACTTACTATCAGCCTTACATTACAAAGCTTGATACAGAGTATGTCAATGCAGTAACAAAAGCAATCAAAGACTTGCAGAAAAAGATGAATGCTATTGGAACGCAGGCATCAAAAGGCTTAGTAAAAGGAGTCTCTAATAAGAAGAATACAAAGAAGGTGAAGAAAGCATCAAATAAGCTTGCTTCTACAGTTCCAAAGACGGCAAAGAAAAAACTGAAAGTTCATTCACCGTCAAGAGTAATGGATGAGATTGCATATTATACCGGCATCGGTTTTGTAAATCGTTTAGAAGCAATGAGAAAGAACGTGCAGTCTGCTATGCAGGGAATCGTAGATGTTCCGGCACAGATGGCACCGGCTTTTACTGGAAATTTCAATGGAGAACTTTCTTCAAACTATGACTATTACACAAAAGCAGAATATACTGTTGTTGTTCCTCTTGAAGTCAATAGTAAAGAATTTGCCAGGGCAACTGCCGAAGACATGATGGTGGAGCAAAATAAATTACAGCGCAGGAATAACAGAAAGAACGGAAAAGTATAGGAGGGCAGATATGTTATATAAATTCATAGATACAACACAATATCAGGACGATATAGCATTGCCCTCTGAGGCAATGAACTTCAATGGGGTTTTCCTTGAAAATGAAGTAGAAGGCTACCGGACCTTATATGTTTCTGGGAGAGAGTCCCTTGCTCCGGAATTAGATTTTTACGATTCTGGAGCAAGACATGGAAAAAAGTTAAAAAGTCGAATGTTTCCGGAAAGAGTCATCACGGTAGGGTATCAGTTGATAAGTCCTACTCCTATTGATTTTCGTTTAGCTTACAATAAAATGACACAGATACTAAATGTATCTTCGGCTAAAATGATATTTTCTGATGAACCAGATAAGTATTTCACAGGAACACTTACCAGTATGGGTGAGGTTGAACCCGGCAAGCTTTGTATAACAGGCGAGTTAGAATTCACTTGCCCGGATCCGTTTAAGTATTCCGTAGAAGAAAAAATCTATAGGATATCGGGATTAAGCAAGATTTACTACGAAGGAACACAAGACTGTTGCCCGGAATTCAAGTGGAACATAAAAGGAAATACCGGCTATGTTGCTGCTTATAAAGAGGACGCGAATACGATTCTGCAGATTGGCAATCCATCTGAAACACAAAGCACAAGCAACACATTTTTAGCAGGAGATGTTGTTGTGGCCAGATGTGAGGATGCTTCTATTTTTGTAAATAATCGAAAGAAAGACAACTTGGGAGCAATCGGAAACGAGTGGGAAGCTTTCTATTTAAAACCAGGAGAAAATCAGATTGGAGTAATTGCTTCGGACTGGGCAAGTCCGCCAGAGGTGACGATGAGCATTCGGGAGGTATGGCTATGATACTTTATTTTACGGATAGAGACTTAAACATAATCGGTAAAGCATCGACTGGTCTTCCTGGGGGATACGGCATCATAAATGACAGCAAAGTAGAAGATATTGAAACTATGGCCGTGTCATTTGAGTGTGATGTCTTGTATGAAGAAACCCCGCAGGAAGTAGAAGGTTATACAATGCCAGGCAACTATGTTTTGAGAAAATGCAAAGGGGATAAAGACATCTTATTTCAGATTGTCGAAGCAGAAAAAGATGATGATGCAGGGACATGGCATATTTATTGTGAAGATGTCGGAATGGAGCTGCTTAATGAAGTTGCTCTTAAAACCAGCAATGCAAAAAACTTAACTGCTACTCAGGCAGTTCAGAATACGATTGCCGGCAGTGGATACGAGATTGGAATCAATAAAATAACAGGAAGTACAACAAAACTGTGCGAGTTCGCTGAGCAGACACGCTCGGAACGTCTAAAAGACATTGCGGAGCTGTTCGAAATAGAACTTGATTATCGTTTTACCTTAAGTGCAGACGGCCACACAGTAGAGCATAAGTACATAGATATTTATAAAAAGCGTGGCAATGATAATGGAGTGTTTCTCCGAAAAGGAAGAGACATAGATAATATCACAATCACAAAATCTATTGAGAACCTTGCCACATCCCTGTATGTCTACGGTGACACAGATGCTTCTGGCGTCCCTGTAACATTAAAAGGTTATAAATATGATGATGGAGATTTTGTTGTAGCAGCGCAAACATTTGACGATAGAGACGGAGATGGAAAAGCAGATACAGGATACTGCCTGCAGTCGAGAAAGGCTCTTGAAAAATGGGGACGGAGCGTCAATGGGACAAAGAGACATATCACAAAGATTTATAATCTTAACACAGTTAATCAGAAGGCTCTTTTTGAGGGAGCTTTAAAAGAACTGAAAACGATGTGTGATATAGCTGTCAATTATGAATGCAGCATCACGAACACTACCCAGGAAGTGTCTTTAGGAGATACAGTAAATGTTGTAGACGAAAAAAGTAAGCTGTTTTTATCCGCAAGGGTTTTAAAAATAGAGACCTCAGAGGTTGATAAAACAAAGACGTTGACATTAGGGGATTATCTGATAAAACAAAGCGGCATCTCTGAGCAGACAAGGCAGAATATAACACAGATTATCACAACGGTTATAGGAAGCAGAGTCCAGGAGATGACAGCAGAAGACGTAAGGAGAATATGCACATGAGTTTGTTAGGTGAAGAAGGATTAAATGAAGTATGGGAAAGAATGAAAGCTAAAATTTTAGAAGAAAATCAAAAGTATAGATTAAATCTGGAAGATGGAGCATATTCGCTAAAAATCTTTCGGCAAATGAATATCTGTATCATTCACATAGTAGCACTCAGTGAACTTAAGGAAAGATCTATTGCACTACCCGAAGGATTTTGGCCAGAAGATAACATAAATAATGAGTTTATTGCAGCAACATCTGGGAAAATTACGGTGAAAAATTTATCAGCACAACAGACATATTCATTAACATATTTTACTTCAAATCTTCTCCCAGATGAAAAATATAAAGTGTAGGAGAACGAAATGGTTACGATAGATAATGACTTAAGAACAATCAATATTCCATCAGACCTCCAATTTCTTGGTGTAGCTGGGGATAAAGATGTTAATCAAATTGAATTTGAAATGCCAGTTCGATATAAAGAAATCGACTTATCTTCTTATAATGTAAAAATTAAATACAGAAATATAGAACGTGGCAAACTTCGATATATAGAAGGAGAGTATACTCCGATAGATAAGATAGTTACAACGAATTTAATTAATTTCTCATGGATCATTGGGGAAAATGTTTGCAAATATCAGGGGATAACGGAATTTTCGATATGCCTATCGGATGGAAGAACGAAAGAGTTTAATACGAGATGGGTAGCGTTACCTGTCTTAAAGAAACAATTATCTCCAATACGATATATTAATGACAGTGAGAATTTAAAATTGGACATAGAAGGTCTGACTTTTACTGTGGAAAACGAAAATCTTATTGTGAGTAAGAAAGGTAGATGAGGATGGAAGCAACGATTAACAAGTGGACGGACCCAGATGGTAATAAGTATTATTTTAAAGACGAAGTTGCACGGGCACAAAACAGAGAGACAATCAAAGATGTAGACATAGAACGTAAGAGAATTGATAATCTTACTTCAGCACAAACATTTGAGGGAAATTACACACAATCAAATTTGGTTTTTCATGCGTATAGAAATGCAACTACAGGTGACCCGGACCCAGATGATTCTTATAATTACGAAGGAACAAGTGGAAAACACGAAATGCCTAT